CTCTCCTCTGTAATTGCCCAAAAGAATAGAGTGATTGCCTGGCTCGGCGTAATAAACTGTCATCTCTCTAGATTCGAGTTTTGCGATTTTTTTACCATTATCGAAGATGTGAAAGGTTGCTCCCGCAGATGTGAAAGCTCCGTAATCTCTCATTAACGTGACCTTGATGGGTCTTTCTGCACTCGGAGTGGCTTGTGCAAGCGGTTCGACATAAATTGCTTTGTCAGGTGTTAAGTGAGAGGTTGAACAGCCCGAAAGAAGTCCCATTAGCGCTAATGCGAAGATTATCTTTTTCATTTTTTAAATATGTGTGTTCTGTGATATTCAAGAAACTGTTTTGTTGCATTGGTCAGTTCTTTTTGACGAAGACGATCACTTTCTTTAATTCCGAAGCGACCTTTGACTTCTTCTGAAATTATGACATAGCCGTCGTCATCAAACGTTATGTATCCTTTGTCAAAGAGATAATCGTAATTGAATGCCAGCAGAAGGGCGTTGTCGGGATTTAATCGGTTCTCTTTATCCTTGCTCCAAGGAACAATGTGAGAACAAACTAATAAATCTCGTCTTGCTTCTCCGCTTACTTGACACATT